GTCTTTAGCATTACGAACCAAGCCGGACAGATAACGCCGACCTTGCACCCAGACTTCATGTCCTAGCACTGGAATGATCGGAATGTATTTCGTCGGAATTTCAGCTTCTTCTAAAATCGTTTGGCCCGTGACTTTGCACCACATGCAACGGCGAACATCCGCCATGCGTGAACGCCCAGACTCTTCGTCAAAGATCTCTTCCTGCGAGTGTTCAATGTAGTAATACTCAGCAATACGGATAGAGTCTTTCGTGTACCAGCCCTGCATATCGCCATTGCCAGCAGATTCCCAGTTAGTCTCTGGAACGTCTGGATACAAGCGCTTGAACTCATCCTTTGGAATCTCTTCAGCAATGATGCAGTATTCAGCGTCAGAGCCATCAGGCTGCTTGCTATGCGGATCAAAGTAGATCTTCATTGGATCAACGATACGATCAATGTAGATTTCCTGATCGAATGATCGGTCATCAGACCAGTCATTACGCACACGGAAATAGCCTAGGCCAGTGTCTACTTGCCATTCGACCGCCGTGTCGTATGCGATTGATGCGTTGCTGTTGTCTTGGATATGACGAACTATGCCCATCAATACTTCAGACGTTTCTTCATCAGCGCCATCATTGACAGGACGGATACGAATACTTGGCGTGTTCTGGCGGATTTCATTAACTACGCGGTCACGGAACTGAAGCAAGCGATTAACAACCAGCATTGGCCGTTCTTTGCCAGGTCTAGCCCTGTCATACTTCGCAGCTTCAGGCCATTGATCTGCTAAACGCGCAAAACGGATATCATCAAGCATCTCCTGTCGATTCTGCGCGGTAGATTCCATGCAGATATCAAACCGCTTACGGATGGTTTCTAGCTTCTCCTGTGTAGCCGCTGAGTTATCCTCATTGCCAACGCCAAGAGAGTCCATGATTGAATCAGTATCTAAGTTCATAGTTATGCGCCCATCCAGCTACCGGTTTGCCCAGTATCATACTCTTTTCTGCGTTTTATATTGTCATTTCTGAACATATCTACACAGGTTGCAAGATAACGAAATGCGTCAGCGCCATGACTGTATTCATCATGCAATGGTCCGCCTGGTTGACCAGTAGTCTGATTGATACTGCGACGATAACGCTTCAAACATTCTTGTAATCTAAAAGTTTTTTGCTTATCCATCCAAAGCCTTGGAAACAGCATTCTGCCTAGCCTTATGCCGTGTTCTACATCGCCAATTGGGATAACTTCTACTTCCCAGCCAAGTGCTGTCATGATCTCTGCTGCACTCTTGCCGGTCTTGTAATCCTTATGCACTGCATCATGTGGTAGCCAGAGCTTGCCGAAGTTGTAGTTCTTGCGCTTAAGTTCTGCGCTATACCAGTCAAGCGTCTGGAATGACTCTTCAATGTAGTCAACGATCCTGCATTCAGAACCAGCACGTTGAGCCATGATAATACTCATTGCATCGTTCCAGCCGAGATCGACTACAACATGCGTTTTAAGCATTGGATCATGCGTCACCAGGTTGATTCGATGCTGTTCAACCATGAGCTGATACTCATCAGCATAGATAGCGCCATCGACTACAGTCTTTGGTTTGCCAAGCCAAATGTTGTCGTAATCTTTTTTGTTGTGGGCTTCACAGTGAGCGCGTTCATTCTCAAGGACTTTGGGTAGCCAAGGATTATCCATGTAGTTGATTTGAACTACATAGCTATCTGGAACCTGATTAGCAATAAATCGCGTATAGGTATCGTCAGTATCCAAGTCTGGATTCATCGTTATCCAGATTTCTGAGCCTTCAGCACGAATCGTCGGAATGAGAATGTCCCAGGACTTCTTGCTAACGCTTTGCGCCTCTTCCACCCAGCAGATGTTAATGTTAGCCATCGACTTGATGGATTCAACTGTGTGGTTAGATAAGCCTGAGAACGTAAACGTAGTGCCATTTAAGCCGCGAATCTCTGTTTCTGTGACTGTGTAGAAGTAACCGAGATTTAACGTCTGTATCTGGTCCACAAGAAGTGTATGGACCGATTGCTTAATTGACTTCTGCACCTCACGAGCACAAAGGATACGCATTGGCTTTTCAGCGCCAAGTATGAGTAGGGCGGCAGAAACGGAAAAAGACTTGCCCGAACCGCGACCGCCATGAAGAATCTTATAGCGGTAGGGATCGAATAAGCCTTTTAGCTTGGGGGGGAATTTAGCTGTGGTTTCCATCAATTGCATCAATGATGATAGCGCCCATCAGAATATCGCCAGCGGTGATGCCTTCGTTGTCATCTTCGTCAACAGGCAATGGAGCTGATTTAATTCCGGCTTCCGCTTCGGCTTTTCCTAAAGCAACGCCACTGACAGCGCCAAGAATCAATCCTTCAATGCCGAACATGGTTAGTCTCCACAAATTATCTCATTTCTTGCATTAGCAACTATAGTTTCATCGCACCTATCACAGCATGATCCTTTTACATCAATAGGCCAAGGATTATTTAACGCTGGACTTTCGCCACAGAAACAGCATTTGCCGTAGATCAATGATTTGATCCAACGTTTTAGGCATAACAGCTTGCTAGTCTCCAAACTTCACCTTGATTGCATGTTGAACTGGACCGCCGTCAGCGCCAGTGATCTGATTTTTTACTTCAGCGGGAATGATTTTGCCAATCAATGCCATGTAAGCGTTTGGGTTTTCTTCAGCTTGACGCAGAAAGTATTTCTGACCGCCGGCCTGATCTAACGATGCAAGCAGCATGTCTTTGATGGCCGCTGTGCTTTTGTTTGGAGCGCCTTTAGGTCTACCGCGACCGCGATTAGTCAAATTCTCTGGTTTTCCAGCGTCTATTTTATTCATCTGAACATACTTGAAATTGATTTCTTAATCTTCTTCCAATCAGCATTTTCAGCCATATCAACAAGACTTGCGCCAGTAGCCATTGTTCCAATTGGTCCGGGCAATGCGCCAAGAGTTTCCAATGCAATATCGCCTTTGCGCGTTGTGGGGGCTACGCCAGTTAAGCGTTCAAGACCAGCAGGATCATAGCCTTCGCTAAGATAATCGTTGATTGATCCGCGCAGATCAACGTCTTGACCCTGAGATAGTATTCTGGCTAAACCAGTAAGACCGATTGCATTCGCGATGGGATGAGATGCTAGAAGATTGGCTTCATATTTTTTTGCTGGATTAAATGCCGCTGTGCTTGCCCTAACTTGATGTGGCTCAAATGGAATGACAACTTGATGACCTTGCCCTCCCATTTTTCCGCCCTCATCAACAATTGCATCATATCCGAGACGTTTTAGTTGCTGTGTCACCTTGTCTGGAATTGATGTCCAAACAAATGAATTTTGTCCCGACTCTAAATCTTGTTTTAACTGAGACACCCATTCTTTAGGTGTGTATCGTGTGTTTTTATCCCACATATCCACGCCATAAGACCTTGTTCTAGTTTTGTCTTTTGCAAATGCTTGCTCAAGGTCTGGAATAATTTTTTGCAATCCTTCCGTGTTAGAAGTAAAGATTGGATTGTCTGCTAACACGTTGCCCTTGAACACTCCTTTTGCGCTGTACCATGGTGCGTTTTCTTGCGAAATCTCATGTGGGTAGCCAGCAGTTTTGTAGATATCTGCAAGAGCTTCTGGGTTGTCATAAAGCTCACCAGATTCACCCCAAAGGCTACGCAAAGCAGACAAAGGATTTCCTTTGCCTTCTCTCTTTAGTAGGTAATCAAGATGCTCTCTGCTTGCAATACTTCCATCTGATCCAGGCGGATGCAGAACAAATTTACCAGTCGCTTCTTCTGGATTTTCATACCCAACGCGATAGTAATTTTCTAAAAGTTCTTTTCTTTTTTCCTCTGGCAAAGAATAATAACTTTGTTCAACGCTATAAGGACTTGTGCCTCTGTAGCCAAGAGATTTTGGTGAGACTTGAAAATAATCAGCCATTGAGCCTTCGTCGGTGGCTATTCTCGATGTGTCTGGCTTGCTCATGGCGTAATTTGATGCAATCTCAGTTGCATCAGTTCCAAAAGGCATGGGACCACTAGTTGCTCTTTTGGGATCAAGAGATTTTTTTGCTAAAAACCTGTCAAGACGTTCTGTGCCGTGCATGTAGGGAAAAACATACTTAGCCATGCCAGCAGCCCTTTCTTCTGGCGTGTTCATTGCGCTCAATCCAAGCCCACCTTCTTCAACAGGCAGTGCAGCCATTTGTTGAGCAACGTAATGCTCTTTCAGAAATGGAGTCGCAAATTTTTTGCCTTTAAGAAGTTCAGCAAGACTTGGCATACTCAATCCTCATCCGATCTGCTCATCCAATATGAACAAGTATCATCAGCTTTGACAACAGTCAAACCGTCATCGCCATAAATATCAAGAAGGCAATCGCCAGTGTTAGCTCTATCACGGTGCTTTTCCCAGAATTCACAATTAGCACAGATATGATAGAAATCATTCATCTATTGTGTCCAAGAGTTTATCAAGATAGTGCCTAGCTTTGAGTATATCTTCTTTCAACAGATTGTTCTTCTTTCCGGCGCGAGCTAGGTACTTAATTGCATTGCCGATAAGAAAGCCACGGAACTCTTCCTCTGTCATCCATGAGCGCATAGCGTTCCAGGGCTGGATCTCAGACCGGTAATGATCGCCAGCGATTTGATAAGCATCCGCCTGCATGGAGTTTTCGCCTTTCATTAGACTTCCTTTACAAATACGCCATCGGAGTTTAGATAGCCGCGCCGGTCCTTAATCTCATTGTAAGCCGATTCTAGACAAGAAAGTAAATCTAGGCGCTCCATGTCGGCTACGATTAAAAGAACCACTAGAACGTCTCCTAGGCCGTCTATGATGCCATTACGGTCATGCTTAATGATCGCATCGCACAATTCACCCATCTCTGACACACCTTTGAGCATCTGAGTCTGAACATTGCCGTTCTTTAAGATGCCACGCGCTTCTGCCCAGCGTAGTACGTCTAATTCTAGTTGATTGAAACTTGACATAATGCCTTTACTCCTATTTTGCCTTGCGCTTTGCCCAGGCTTGTTCTTGATACTCTTTTGCTCTTTGCTTCTGTAGACAGCCGCAAGACTTAGACTTGCCGGAAAGAATGTTCTGCTCCAACACTGAGCGAATAGTCCCGCATCTGCACTTAGCGACCAGTACGCGCTTTATGCCGTTATCTGTCCGCTTATCCTGATCCGCTTCTATAATCGTCCAGTAGCCGATAGTCATGCCGATAATATCCTGTCTAGGTCTTGGCATTGCGTTTCATCCTTGGCAGGCCACACCAGTGAGTAAACTGTCCCTCTGGATAATACTGGCCGATAATCGCTGTGCCATAGACAGTGCGTAGCAATATCTTAGTGCCATTCGGCGGAGGATAATCTCCAATTGCTTTCCATTCTGGCTGATACTCAGCAACGTATCTTTCGTTATTCATACTTCTCAATAGTTATTATTAATGCGCCTGATTGCACTGGCTTGCCATAGTAGGCGTATATGCGTTTAACGTCCCGGTCGTTGTTGATGACTATTCCCTGTAAGCCATCCAGTGTTGCCTTGATGCAGTTATCTAAATCTATTAGTACCTTACTGGCTCGACCATTAACCGTCAGCTTTGGCCGTAACTCTAGAATTACACTCACCGGC